AGGGTTGCCCCATGTGCCAAGGCCCCACCCACCTGCACCCCACCCAACCAAAGGAATTTGTACTGCGGGGCCTACACTGATTTGGTATGCAGCTACGACAGACGCGCCGCCGCCGGGAGAGCCAGAAACGTCTGTTGCATTGGCTGTGGCTGACGCTGTGAATGTGTAGGTGTTAGCGGTTAAAACAGTGATTTGATACTCTGCGTTTAACACTGGAGCGGTGATGTTCCCACCTAAACTTGTAGCGCCACTGAAAGTTACAAAATCTCCCGTAGAAGCACCATGGGATGTATCTGTTACCGTTATGGTGGCAGAGCCGTTTGTAGCTACAAACGGATTGTTGTTGATTGTGCTGGTAGCGCGGATAGGTGTAATGTCGTTGTACGCGCCCCCGTTTTCTAAATAAAACTTAAGGTTTGTGCCAACACCAATAATGTTTCTGCCATCAAGCAACACCCAATTCCACAATGAACGGCATACACCTAAAAAAGTAGATATAGAAAGGGGGTTCCACCCACCAATTACTTCGGGATTACCCTGACGAAAGCGCACCTTGTCGGCTTCGTACCAACCGCCTTCGGTGGTGTAGCGGGTGTTTTCTTTATTGACGCCCGGCTTGAACAGTATTTTTTGTAATGGCATCGGCAACCTTTATTTGCTGGCAACGCCTTTGGTCTTCTCAAAAGAACGCATACCGGCAATGCCCAAGATGCCTGATAATATCACCCATAGTTGGTCTGCGTCTAGTACTGGCGGAGGATCCATGCCTACTGGAACCCAGCCCATAGCCTGCAAGTATTTCCATGCCCACTGGAACAGCGGATACAGCAGAAATTGATAGCCCATAGCCGCTACGCCAATCCATCCAATAGCTGGCCTCCAGCCTGAAACAAACACACTGGATGACGCAGCTTCAATCTTGTTGACCTCAATTTGCGCTAGGTCTGTGGCTTGGTCGATGCGCTTCTCTTCAAGATCAAGCTTACGCTGCTCAATCTCCATCTCCATCTTTTCTTTGTCGGTCGTAATCAGGTCGCCTGCAACTTTACCAACAGCTTCAATAATTGATCCAACGGCAAGCAAGCTCATTTCAAACCTTTCAGTGTGCGGTTTAGCCAGCCCTTGAGGAATTTAACCTGCACGGGGTTCTTGTTGCAAATCTCAACGTAGCGGGCAATCTTTGCCAAGGCGTAGGATTCTTTGAACCGCTGACCATCCGTGATCTGGTTGAGCTTCTCTACAGTCTTAGCACCAATACCGCCATCAGGGGTAGCACCGACCACAAGCTGGGCCAGCTTGACCGCCATGCCCATGCCTGCGTTTACACCAAAGTTAAAGATGGTATTAGCTACATCTTGGTTGCTGATCTCGTTCCCACGCATCTTGTCCCAAAACTCAACTCGGTAGAACTCACGCACCATAGGAGTAAGGGAGCCGCCAAGCTCTTTCTTATCTACCAGCGCCCAGCCGGGCCACTGTGGGTTCTTGTTACGAGCGATACCTGCGTAGGTCATACCGCCCGTGTCGCCGGGTACTTCATGGAGGACGTAGCCGCCCTCGTCTTGCATCATTTGCTCAAAGGCTGGTTCAAACTGCGCCATTACTGTTTACTCCTTGAAAGCATGGTGGCTGCAATATCCATCATGGTTCTCGTTACTTGAATGTCGGCTGGTTCACTATCCCAACCCACAGTAATCTGGCCTACAAATCTGTTTGGGTCAGGTGGAATGCTAATTCGGCAAGTGTATGCAACCCCTTTGGCGATGTACCACAAACCCATCTCGGACTGCGCTGAACGGTATTCCCCGCAAGGTATTTCACTAGCCATTAGCTTCACCACATCTGCGTTGTTGGCTGCGTTTTGAGTAAACAAACCCACATCCAGCCCATCGTTGGTTTTGTCTCGGCCTTCTTTGGTGTAAGCGCGGTACAGCACTCTGGTTCCAAACATAGGATTCACTTTGAACACGGCAACAATCGTAGCGTTGGTGGTTTTAAATAAGTGGGCAGCGGCGTCTTCTACTCTGTCCTCGACAATGCTTGGCATCTTCTTGGACTCTTTGTATGCGCCCATCAACAGTTCTTGGTTCTGCCAAACAAAATAGCCAGAAAACGCAAACACCGCCATGAGTATTAGCGCAAACAGTTTAAACGGGCTATCCACATAGGACAGCACCTTGCTCAATATGTCTGCTGGTTTTTCGTCACTCATATTCCAAACATCCCTAGTACTTTTTTAGCAACATCATCTGGCAGGAATCGGAGCAGTCCAAGTACCCACCACGCAATGCACAGCCTGACAAAAACTTTAAGGAAAAGGTCAAACTGTTTTTGGTATTCATTCACCGCCCACACCTTGATCTGGCACACAGATCAGAGACTTCATTAATACCCCAACCAACAGCACCAATAAACATCACAATAATCACAATGGCAACTGCCCACTGCATTTGTTCGGCTTCGGCTTCTTTGCGCCTTTTCTCTTCAGCGTGTAAGGCCGCCATTTCTTTGGCATCATCCCTGTCCATTTCAGCTTGACGGGCTTTGGTTGCATTCCACACGTCTATGCGCCCAGCTTGCATGAACAACATTTTTAACTGCTCTTCAAACCGCTTGGCTTCATCCAAAGCCATCTCAATTTGCAGGGCCGCACCAAGGTTAGACTTACCACCTGTACGCTTGGCCTGAAGCATGGCCTTGGTAGCGGTGCTCTTTGCATCAAAAAGCTTGGCTATTGACGGCGTTAGACCTGCCAGATCACTAGCGACTTTGCTCGCTTTTTTAACGACACTGATTGCAGTTTGCAATCCTTCTAGCGCCGTGATCGGATCAATCATTTCCGTACAACCTTTTCCCACTGTAGGCAAACAACTTTGCGGTTATAAACATCACCCGTCCACGCCCACCGCACACAGCGGTATTCAGTCTTTCTGTCTTGGCTGGCTGCTCCCGGTAAAAACACCAAAAAAAACATTAGTAACCAACGCATTTACCACGACCAACTCCATGCAATCATGTAAGTGCCATAGATGACGAAGGCCACTATACAGGCCGCCGCAATGAATGCTTCAGCCCAGTCCCACATGATTAGGGTAACTCAGGCCAAACAACGCTTTGAGGGAAGCCAGACTGAGAAGGTACATCACGTAAAGCCTGACGGTACGAAACATAACTGTCTTTGACTGCTTGAGGAACATCTGCCAATTGCGTCCAATCAGACATTAGTAACTTACCGTCGCGTTCCGCACGAACAGCTTGAGCGGTTATTGGTTTGGTTCTTTGCAGGTTTAAACCTTCTATTGTTTTACCAAGTTCAGTGATTTGAACCCATGCCCCATCTGCTGTGTAACCCACCTCGCCACGGTGGTCAGAAATAATTTCCCATGCACCTGAAACAAAGCATGCAACTTGATTTGAGGCGGTGCTTGGAGGCGGTACTTCTGTTGTTTGGGCGGGAAATAAAAATTCAGGTTGACCCTCTTCTCCAAAAGCGGGGTTTGGTGACGCTACGGTATCACCGATGTATTCACCGGTGATTCTGTCAAAAGAATAGATACGCATTTTATTACCTTTAGAATTTAATAATCAACATTCTGTACGTGTTAACTGGGCGTGTTTCAGAACCGCCATAAGCCCCAGTGAAAATATTACTATCGTTACGGGCCGCTAGCGGGAAACCACCTGAACCTGAACCAACACTAGCATTAGCTCCGGGTATAAGGTGTGTATGCGAAATTACATCTTCTGCTTGATTAGTACCAACATTGTCGCCAGCACTCATTGTTGCACCTGAGGTTGCGGGAATAGTTCTACTAGCAGCGTTTGGATCAATACCCGCGCCGTTATTCCAAACACGAACAAAACGACCGCGTGCATCGGGGAGATTAAAACTTGAGCCGTTAGCCGTGCCGTAAGTTGTGCCAATTACAGCAAATAAAGCAGCGTAAGTGCCTGTGCGCGATAAAGACGCCCCGTTTTCTTGTAGCCACCCTGTTGGCGGGGTGTTTGTGGGCCACAGAGCTTCTGTGCCTACAGGTACTCCCCCGGCTGGCGCTGTTGATGCCCATGTCGAGCCATCGGAAGTAAGAATATTTCCTGACGAACCCGGTGCTACAAACAAAGGTGCTGATGTGCCATTTCCTAGCAAAACATTGTTTGCTGTTAGCGTGGTAGCGCCTGTACCGCCATTAGCGACAGGAAGTGTGCCCGTGACATTTGTTGCAGCGTTTACAAATGTAGTTGAAGTTGTCCCTGTTCCACCATTAGCAATTGGAAGTGTGCCGGTAACTTGAGAAGTTAAATCGACGCCCGAAAGAGTGCCGCCCAACGTCAAATTACCCGAGGTTGTAACTGAGCCAGAAAGAGAAATCCCATTAACTGTGCCTGTACCACCAACGGAAGTCACTGTGCCTGTGCCCGGCGCTGCCGCAGCAATGGTCTGGTTGGGCCAAGTTCCTGTAATCGTTACGTTAGAGCCTTGAACAAGCGCGGGAGTAGCTGTGCCCGTGCCGCCGTTAGCAACGGGCAGAAGCCCAGTAACATTGGTAGTTAAGTTGGCAAAAGTTGTCGAGGTTGTGCCCGTACCACCAGAAGTTATGGGTAAAGCAGAACCAAGAGTCAAAGAAGTGAAGTACGACGCCGCGTCAACAACATCTGTACCGTTGTTAAAGACCAGCGTTGCCTTGCCTGCAGGAACAGATATGCCTGTGCCTGAAGTATTTTTAACCGTTTTGGCTCCAGTGCCTGTGTTATTGATAAGGTAAAACTTCTCAATCTGGCAACCAGAACCCAGTATTAAATTACGCACAGAACCAATGCCCGTAGAGCTTTCTGTGATATTTAAACGAAGATTTCTAGCCGCTTGGGTTGATGCTGAATCGGTAAGCGTAATCGTTACATCTGCGTCCGTTGCAAAATTTACAGTGGCTTGGCCTGTAATAGCCTCACCCAGAACTGCGTCACCAAGGTTGGCGTTGGTAAGATTACCCCATTGACCGGCGTTTGCCCCTGTTTCAAGCAACTCTACTTTTAGTGCTGACCATGTTGATGCCATTTTTAACTCCTAGTTCGTTACGACTGCAACCCAGTTAGCAGTCTGTGTATTATCAATTACATCCCAGAATGGTCGTGCAGTCAACCCATCTGTACCTGTTGCTAACTCGTTAATAGACGCTATAAACGACGCCGCTGCCCTTAAAGTATCCGCGCTTACTGCATTCTCAGTAATTGCGCTTTTAAATGCTGCTTGTGCCGTAATTACATCTGACCCCGTAGCGGTTTCTGTGCTTGCCGCATTAACTACAACTATCGCCGTTACTGCGTCTGTGCCTGTTGCCGTTTCTTGTACATCATTAAAATATACAAGACTTCCAGCTACGTTATCTGTTCCGGTTGCTGTCTCGACCACCGCACTTGCAAACCCTGCGCTAGCCAAAATAACATCTGTGCCCGTTGCTGTCTCACTTACTGCGGGACTTAAAATCCGTGTAGCCGTTACAGAATCTGTGCCCGTAGCTGTTTCTGTAATACCAGAAACAAACGCTATACCCGCTGTTACAACATCTGTGCCCGTTGCCGTTTCGCTTACTGTTGGATTAAGTGTTAAAGTAGAATCCACCGCATCAGTAGCGGTGGCTAACTCACCTTCTCCACCCCACGAATTACTACCCCAACTGTTTTGCCCCCAAGCCGTTCCAGCAATCGTTGCTGAATAAACTTCCCCGCCTACTGTTGCGTCTGTGCCCGTAGCAGTCTCAGTAA